TTTGGGTTTATAATACATAGTATTGAAACTGATAAAGAGGACTTAGAAATGGCTCGCTATCAACGCCCGGTTCTGAATTTCAACGCTAGTGACGTTTGGGGTGCGGCATCGGCCGCCCAGCGTATCAATAACGCATACCTCAAGTCTATTCCTGTTGACGAGAACTATCAGCCGGTAGAAGGTGTTCAGACCAATCGGCAGATCATTGATGCGTTCCTTGCTAATCCTGACCTTATCAGTCAGGCAGATCGTGAAGAAGGCGAAAACATTCGCACATACTACAAGGGTCTGACCTTCAAGATTTTGCAGGGTATCAAACTCAATGATTTTGATAACACTGCTATGACCATCGCTAACCGTGACACAATTGAAAGCAACTATGATGTTGCAGTCATTGCTAGCCTCCCCAGTTGCTATCTCCGTGCTAAGGCACGTGATGATGCCAACGCCCGTGTCCGTGATGCTGATGGTGGTTTCATCAGTAGCCCTGGCAACAAGGTGACACTTGATATCGAGGTTGTCAAGTGCATCTATTCTCGCAACTACAACACCTACTTTGTGACTGGCATTACTGATAAGAATCAGGCAGTGTTTTTCAGTTACAAGGATGGCATGAATGCCGGTAAGCGTGTTAAGGTTGCTGGCACTGTCAAGGCACATCGTGACGATTCTACTCAACTCAACCGTGTTGAGGTGATTTAATTGAAATTCTTTTTAGGCTTTCTATTTGGCGTGATCGTATCCACAATTGGATTTAGTGGTCTTGCTAAACTAGCAGACAACGGCGTTAACAAAGTTAAAGAAACTGTACAAGAGCAGGCAAATAAATGAGCGGATACAACCTAGTACTAAAGATTCGCAGGCTTGAAGAAGAATGCAATAAACTAGGTTTCATGATGTGCCATGGACGCCATCATTACCATGAGTTCGGAGATGTGGTTGCCATAAAGCCTAAGGATAGTGATAGTCTACCCATCTATGCACGTGATGCTGAACTATTTGCCGGTACACTAACTGATTTGGAACGATGGATACAAGGTGTTAAATGGGCTAGAGAATATGACCATATGCTCCGAGTGTCCGATTCTAAAAAGCGTGAACGTAAAGAGCAAGATTACCGAAATCAAAAACTTAAGCGTATGTTGATGGGCGAAAAGGTCAAAGATGTTGACAAATAGGTTGACAACTAGATATAATATTGCTAAAATAAACTATTGAATTGAGGAATCTATATGTCTGCCAGTTGGATCGCAAAACTTAATGAATCAGACGGTCGTCTACACAAAGAGGACGTACTTAAGCAGGCACTTAGTGCTGCCAAACTAGGCAGCGTCAATGCACAACGTTTTCTAACTTTGCTTAAAGTTTGTTACAATCCTTATGTGACATTCGGTGTTAGGCAAGTGCCTGATCTTCTTTTTGAAGACGGTCCCGAAGTTGATAGTGAAAATCCTTGGGAAGAATTTGAATTACTTCTGAAGGAACTAGGTCAGCGTGGATTGACTGGCAATGCCGCACGTGATGCTATTGAAGAAATGTCTCAGAGGTTTGATAGTATCGAATGGAACAAGTTCTGTGCTCCATTGATTCGCCGCGATATGCGGGCTGGCATTAGTTCTACTACAATCAATAAAATCTGTAAGGGTACTGACTACGAGATTCCTGTGTTTGGTTGCCAACTTGCAACTAACAGTGAAGGTCGTCCTGAGATGAAGGGTACTAAGCGTCTTGAACCTAAACTTGACGGTGTACGTGTATTGATGGTAGTCATTCATAATGACTTTGGTGATGTGTTGACTACTTGTTATAGCCGCAATGGTAAGGTCTTTGAGAACTTTACTCATATCGAAGAACAGGTTCGTGAGAACTTTACTAAGATTGTACGTGCATCAGGTAAGGCAAAAGATGAAACACGTGCATTGACTGAAGGATTCGTTTTTGATGGCGAAGTGATTGGTAATAGTTTCCAAGAACTAATGCGTCAAGCACGCCGTAAGGAAAACGTGCAGGCTGCTGATAGCGTGTTCAACATCTTTGACGTTATCCCATTGCAAGATTTTCGCAGGGGTCATTGGAACGCACAACTTAAAAAGCGTATTGCATTGCTAGAAGCAATTCGTCCAGTCATTGACGAAATGCCTAATGTAGAATTGCTACCTCATATTACAGTTGACCTTGATACGTTTGAGGGCAAGAGCCAACTTGAGCGTTATGCTAAGGATAACGTGAACGCAGGGTTCGAAGGTATCATGATCAAAGACCTTGATGCACCTTATGAATGTAAGCGTAACACGTTTTGGATGAAGTGGAAGCCTACGATCACCGTAGACTTAGAGGTTGTAGGTGTTGAAGAAGGGACTGGAAGGAATGTAGGCCGACTAGGCGCACTAGTATGTGCAGGCATAGATGACGGCAAAGAAATTTCAGTAAATGTTGGAAGTGGTTTCAGTGATAACGAGAGAGACAATCTTTGGACTGATCGTAATCTGATTATTGGTCGCACGGTTGAAATCTTGTGTGATGTAATTACACAGAATCAAGACGGCACTTACAGTCTGCGTTTCCCTCGCTTTGTAAGATTTAGAGATGACAAGTAATGCCAAAGAAACGTGATCCTTTTTTAGCACTCTTAAACATGTGTAAAATGAATGCCGTGTATTTGAAGAGTGACGGAACATGGACTATAAATTCTTCTACCAATAGACGAAGAATGGAAAAGACAGGTTCTTCTGTTGGAGGTGCTGCCGGAAAAAACTCAAAGGAGTGGAAGCCGGCAAAACTACTTATTACATCAGAGGACTTAAAGAAGCAGTGGGAAAAACAAAATGGCAAATGCCATTGGTTAGGTATTCCTTTAGATTTAGGATTGCTTTTCAAAGATCATCCGGACTGGTATCAAAAGCACCCTGGCGCGCCGTCAGTAGACAAAATTGACGAGTCTGGCGATTATACAGTCGATAACATTGTTATTACTTCCCGTTTTGCAAATTTTGGTAGAAACGTTTATCCTTATGATAAAATGGTAAGTTTTATTGAGACTATTAAGAATGGTTTAAAAAATGAACGAAAGAATTAAAGAACTTGCAGCCATGGCTGGATTTGGATCCACTAATGATCCGTATATACGACAATCGTTTGATGTTAATTTGTTCGCCGAGTTGATTGTTCAGGAATGTATTACAGTCGTAGAAAATACAGACAAGACACAGGCATATACCACATATGATTTAGCACAAATTGAAGGCACAATGAGCAAGTGTGTTAAAAATATTAAAGAACATTTCGGTGTTAGATAATGAGCAATCTTTGGTTTAATATTCGCTTCGGTACCTATCATTGGCAGTGGGGTCCTGATGGAATGACATGGCGTGAGAATCCTGCACAAGTGTCCTGGCGTAACACTCAACCACAAACTTGGAAAAGGTTTGCTGTATATGCTATGTTTGGAAAACATTTTTAATGCTTTCATTACAGTTTAATATTAAGAATCCATATAGCAGTAGGTTTGGTATTGTATCAGTCAAGCATGGCAAGATTACAAAAAACAAATCATGGGAATTTCAAATCGACAAAACAAATGACATTGTTGGATTTGAAGTAAGGTTAACCACTAGGCAATGCCATAGTGGTTTTTGGCTATCATTGGCACTATTCGGCTATGAAGTGATATTCAATATACACGATAACAGGCATTGGGACTATCTGACCAATACTTGGGAAACTTATACAGAAGAGGAACAACATCATGCAAATTAAAAAGATTGAGTACCATCAGGTACATAGTTATTTTACCTACGATATTCCTGATGAAGATATCATCGAAACCTTTGGATCAGTGGAACGTTTCAAAGAGATTGCTAGTCATATGAGTAGTAACGATTGGAATGCACCTGATGGCGATGAACCAACTGATGAGGAAAGTGATGCCTTCATTGATTTTATGTGTAACTATGACTATGATCGGGAAGATGATTGGTTCAGTGATCGCAAGGGCGGCTACGATGTAGCCTACGAGGTAGAGGATGAGTGAAGAAGAGGATTATATCCCATATGATCATAGTATGGGACAAGATTTAGTAGGTAAAAGTTTTACTTTTGATGACGGAGATAGTATAGAAGTTATCCAAGTAAAGCGTAGAGATACTGGTCCTTGGGTGACATATCACATTATTCAAGGTTCTAGTATCCCTAGAAAGATGGTAATGAGTTTAGAAGAATTCATGAACACCTATGGGCATCTTTTCAAATAATGTCGATAGATTTAAGGTCCTCAGGGGCTAAATACTTCATGACTTTATTAAAGAAGATATTCAGCCTACCTGCCTTAACCCTATTCGTTGCACTTAGTTTAAGTGCAATTGCGGCATGGTACAGTATTTTGGGTTTAACAGCAATTTTTGCTGCCGCTGTCATTCCTATTATTATCATGGGTGGCGCATTAGAAGTAGCAAAAGTCGTAGCCACAGTATGGCTACACCGTTATTGGGATCGTGCAGGATGGAATCTTAAACTTTATCTAATACCTGCAGTACTCTCACTAGCATTGTTGACTAGCATGGGTATTTTTGGATTCTTATCCAAAGCACATATTGATCAAGGTGTACCAGTAGGAGATCAAGCCGCTCAAGTAGCATTGCTAGAAGAAAAGATTGCTAACGAAAGACAGAATATTGATGCCGCACGTAGTTTATTAAAGCAAATGGACGATGCAGTTATTGGTATCACCGCAAGTAAAGACAAAGAAATTAAACAACGTGACGGTAGTGTATTCTCACAGAGTGGCGCTGAACGTGCTGTAGCAGTACGTAGGGCGCAGGCTAGAGAACGCGCCGATCTAACTAGACAGATTGAAGAAGCACAAGCACGTATTGTAAAAATTCAAGAAGAGAGGGCACCTATTGCTTCACAACTACGTAAAGTTGAGGCAGAAGTAGGTCCTATCAAGTATGTTGCCGCTATGATTTACGGTGACAACCCTGATGCCAATACCCTAGAACGTGCTGTACGCTGGATGATTATTCTTATCGTGTTTGTGTTTGACCCACTAGCACTTACACTAGTTATTGCGGCACAACATAGTTTCAGATGGATGCGTGAGGACGAAGAGAAGAAGGATGATGAGATTGGACCTTTACCCACACCAACTCCACAACCTATTGAAGAGCCAGTCATAGAAGAAAAAGTTGCGGAAGCAAGTGATGATAAGTTAGACCCATGTTACAAATGCGGTACACCATTGATTGTTGCCCCGGGTATTGGTCCATTCTGTCCAAACAAGAATTGTGAAATTATGGATGGTCCGTTTGATGAAGAGCAACCTTCAATCAAGATTTTAGTTCCAGAATTGGAATCTAAGGAGATTAAAAATGATGAACCAAATGTACCAGCAGTTGTTGAACCAGCAGTTGTTGAAAACGATGCAGTGGTGGGAACAGATGTACTCGAAACACCTGTACCCATTGCAGATCCAATCGATGATAAATTGGACAATGTTGAAGAACAACCTGTTATTGCAGAACCAAAACCAGAGCCAAAACCAGAAAAAGTGATTCGCACAGAAGGTGTAACACTTAATGAGACTGATGGCGGGTACATTGAATATGACGGTAAATCAGTATCTAAGGCAGCATTACAAACTATGAAGCCTGAACTATTCATGCTAACTGCGGATTCAACTTCACAGATTGATACTAACTTTGGTACACAGTTCCCAAAAATCTCTAAGAAGGGCGATATTTTTGTACGTGTAGATTTGTTTCCAAATCGTGTATACAAATTTGATAGCACGAAATGGATCGAAATCAATAAGCAACAAAGCGATTCATATCTTTTCGATGAGCAGTATATTCAGTATTTGATTGCCAAAATCGATAAGGGCGAGTACGATGTTGACTTATTAACTGAAAACGAAAAAGCCCAAATTGAAGAGTATCTGCGTAACCAAAATACTTGATAGTAAATCTCTGTTAATATACAATTAGACTTGTAATTAACTAACTCCATTGGAGGATTTATGAAGAGTCGTGTATTATTAGGTGTTGTTGCCCTTACATTTGCAGGTTGCGCAAGTCAAGGGCCAAGTAAAGGTGAGATTGCTAGTATTGAATCTCAAACTTTTAAGACTAATATTCCAGGTGAGACAATTAAAATCACTAAGAGTTGCGGTTGGCTTTGGAACAATAAAAAGTGCAATATTGAATCCATTGAAGCCGTAGGCGTACAGCCAAGTGTTGGTGCAACTAACCTTATTCAGAAAACAGTAACACTACAGGCATGTGATAACGCACGTGCAAACGTAGTTAGTTATGTGTTCGGTGACAATGTAACTGACTCACGTATTAGTAAACTACGTAGCCGTCAGAATGAAAATCAAAAAGATCGTGTAAAGTCACGCACCGAAAAGGGCGATGAAGTTTCAATGTCTGCAACTGATAGTGATAAGGATACTAACTTTAGTATCCAAGAGGCATTAGTTAATAGTGACATTGACATGGTACGTACAGTCACTACTAATGCTCAAGGTAGACTAGTTGGCTTTAAGGTAATCAATACCAATGTTGTCAATGGCAAGACTATCGCATGCACAATTAACTGGTCTAAGAACGACACAGAAGATTTGAAGAAAATTCGTGGTCTTATCTCTGGTACCTAATCATGTGGCGCATTTTATTTGCGTTACTGTTACTGCCACTCAATTGTTTCGCCCAGCCTATTACAATCACTAGTGCTGGCGAAACTTTTGAGGAGGCTAAATTAAATGGCTTTCGTACTGCGGTTGAATATAAATTAGGAACATTTGTAATCAGCGAACGTGAACAGCAAAATTACAAGTTAGTTCGTAACAATATTCAAACATATAGTGCTGGATATGTAGATAGTTTTAGAATACTATCGACAGTACAGGGAGATAAAAGTGTAACGCTAGTAATGGAAGTCACTGTTGCCGAAAGCAAACTTAGAGATTTTTTATTAACTGAACCTACAAACATAAACCAGTTTAATGGCACAAGTCATCAAGCACAAATAGACACATACTTTTACGAGCGTGAAAAGGGTGATGACTTAATCAGAAAACTTTTTAGTCATTATCCTAAACATGCCTTTTCATTAAGGCAAAGACCTTATCAATTAAAAACAGACTATCACAGGGGTATTATATTAGTTGTACCCTATGAAATGCGATGGAACTATAATTTCCTCACTGCATTAAACGAAACGATGCGACATACACAAGACAGTGAATATCAATTCTTTCGTCCTAAATATGGTAGAGTAATTGTACAGTCTAAAGACCCTAGAGATTACATACTAGGTAACACAAGCATTTATTATTTTAATGACTTGAATAGAATTAGGCTTGTTAAAGAGTTGATGACAGGTGAGAACGAACCTAGATTGTTATTAACTGTAAGTAACTTGCGCAGGGAAACTATTATAAATACATGCGTATTTCCTAGATATTTAACAGGAAAACAACGATCTTTTTATGGAATAGGCCAACTTAAAGAATTAGAAATCTTTGGTAATGAAGTTGAAACTTTCGAAATCAAAGTTGAATTAGGTAGACATAGATCAATAAATGTCAACGATATAAATCATATTACACTTAATTTGGTTAGCAATAAAGATTGTCCTAGATCGAGGTATAGATAAGTAAAGTTATGTCAGATAAAAAACTAACACATTGCTCTTTTTGTGGGCACCACAAAGATCAAGTTAAAAAATTAATTGTCGGTGACGATGTTTCAATCTGTAGTGATTGCATAGACCTATGCAATCAGTTGATTAAAGATGATACTGCGGTTGAACAACCTAAAAAAGAAGAAGTTAAAGACTTTGACGCCTATGCTATTAAAAATCATTTAGATGAACATGTTATTGGTCAAGATGATGCAAAGATTGTATTGAGTGTGGCCATTGCCAATCATTATAAGCGTATCACTAACCCCCCAAAAGATTTAGAAATCAACAAAGGAAATGTGTTATTGATTGGACCTACTGGTTCAGGTAAAACATTACTTGCTAAATCTGTCGCCAAATACCTCAATGTCCCGTTCGTAGTAGCAGACGCAACTAATCTTACCGAAGCAGGATATGTCGGTGAAGATGTTGAAAGCATGATTAGCATGCTACTAAGCCTGGCCGAGGGAGACATTGAACGTGCCCAACGTGGTATTGTCTTCATTGACGAAATCGATAAAATTGCACGTAAGGGTGAATCTACAAGCATTACACGTGACGTATCAGGTGAAGGCGTTCAACAAGCATTGCTCAAATTAGTAGAAGGCACTAAGTGCAGAATTCCAGTAGGCGGGCGCCGCAAGAACCCACAAAGCGATATGATTGAAGTAGATACTAAGAACATTCTGTTTATTGCAGGTGGTGCCTTCGTCGGGTTGAATGAAGTAATCAAAAACAGAATTCAAGGGTCTAGTATTGGATTTGGTGCTGAGGTTAAGTCAAAGACGGAATCAGTTAAATTGACCCATGCTACTCCTGATGATCTAACACGTTTCGGTATGATTCCTGAGTTTATCGGACGTTTTACTACTACTATTGCATTAGAAGAATTAAATCTAAAACAATTAGTACAAGTGCTGACTGAGGTTAAAAACAGTTTTATTGACCAATACAAGTATTTGTTCAGTATTGACGGTATTGATCTTACCTTTACTGATGATGCTATCAGACAGATTGCACAGAATTGTATTGATTTAAAGACTGGCGCCCGCGGGTTACAAACTGAGTTAGAAAAGATTCTACTGCCCCACATGTTCCATACTAAAAAGTACAAGGAAAATTCTATCACTGAGATAAATATAGACGTAGATTTAGTGAAGAATCCTACACCATTAATATGAGACAGTTGCACGGTAAAAAGGTAATAGTACAAGACGGTAATGTAGACAAGGCTCTTAGAAAACTAAAGAAAAAGGTTGCAGAGTCTGGCTTGTTTATGGAACTACAGGACAGAGAAACGTACACTAAGCCATCCGTCAGACGTAAGTTGGCTAAGTCTATTGCTAAAAAGCGTTGGCAAAGACATATTCAAAGTCAACAACTACCTCCCCGCTCATTTTAAATACCCATAATACTTTATTTTTTTACGCAATAGTGTATTATAAATATTGTTGTAGATGCCGATGGTCGGGTCTACATTACAATCAGTCTTGCTTAATAAAGGAGATAAAACATGACTAGAGAATTAAACCTTCGTTCCCTCGATATTCCTTCAATTCACAAATTTGCAGTCGGTTTCGACAATGTATTTGACGAGTTGATGCGAATCACACATCAGCAATCTAACACTAACTATCCCCCATATAATGTAATCAAGTACACGGATGACCAGTTCGCAATCGAATTGGCTGTGGCTGGATTCAATGATGGGGAAATTGATGTTCAAGTTGAAAATAATCAATTGACCATTAAGGGTGAACAGGGAGTTGATATTCGTGAGGGCGTAGAGTTTCTACATCGCGGTATTTCAGCCCGCAACTTTGTGCGTACTTTCACTTTAGCAGATCATGTTGAAGTAATTGAGGCACATGTGGCTAATGGTATTCTTACTGTTAACCTAGAACGCAAGATTCCTGAGGAAAAGAAGCCCAAGAAGATTGCAATTTCTTTCAATAAATAATATAGTGTAGTTTGTTAGTAGACGGCTACGGTCGTCTACTAACTTTTCAAAAGGATACAACAAAATGTCAAATGCAAATCCCGAAGTAAAGAACAAGATTAAGCCTAACGTAAGTCTACGTGAGCCTCCTTTGTTTAAGATTATCTACATTAATGATAATCAAACTACAATGGAATTTGTAGTCGATAGTCTTGTAGAATATTTCAATTATAATCCTGATACTGCTTCACAAATTACAAAGGACATTCACGAACAAGGCAGCGCCGTAGTTGCCGTGTTGCCCTATGAAATTGCTGAACAGAAGGGTATTGAAGTTACTCTAGAGGCTAGGGCGCAGGGTTATCCCCTACAAATTAAAGTTGAAGCAGAATCAAACTGATATTGTTAAACGTTTAGCCCAGTAGGGTGTCTTGCGAATATATGGATTATTGATGTAGTTGATGTTATAATTAACATTGTCTAAGTATGTGTCAGTAATTTTTTCATTATTACCAAACACCCAATACTTAACTTTTTTTTCTGTATCAGCAGTTAATATTACATCTAAAGGAATTTGATTTGTTGCTGAGTCTGGCAACTGACCAAAGTACAAATCGTTATTAGGTATCGCATTGGTCATCAAAATAATCTTCTTAACATCCAAATGCTTTTGAAGTTTTTTGATTGACTGATGCAGATACGACATATCTTCTAATCTAAAAGAATTTTGTGTTACATCTGTCAACGAGTCAGACATAACCGCATCGTTCCAACCATTTGCCCCCACAATAGCAATACCATCGATGATGACTACGTTATGATGTAGCATTACTACCTTGGGAATCTGATCAATTATTGCGCATAGTTCTTGTGTTCGATGAACCATGTTTTCACAATTTTCGTATTCTAGTTTTCCGGGGACAAAGAATACACCTTGATAAAAGCGACTAAGATGGGCAAGAGTCTGTAGTACAGTTCTAATGTCAGAACTAATGTTTCCTGATACTAGACAATACAGACTTGTAGCCTTGCCCTCCCAGTTAAAACTATCATCGGGGGATAGTTTTAGGTCCGTTAAAATATCAAACCCGATATCTTGCATTTATTACTTAACTACAGTCATCTTTGGCTTCTTTGGAGCCTTGGGCTTTGCAGATCCTGCTGGCTTTGCGGCGGCTGGCTTTTTAGCGGCCTTTGGCTTCTTGGGTGCTGCTGGCTTTTCGGCAACTGCTGGGGCAGGAGTTGATACCGTTTCACGAACATCAACCTTAGTTTCTTCTGCCTTTGCAGGTGCGGCTACGGCTTCCACAACAGGTGCTACTGTCACGCTGTCCAATGGATGTGACCCGTCGGCCTTTTCCTTGTTAAAATGCTTGTATCCGAAATAAGCAATTACGCCCAGTACGACCAAGCCGATAATGATTTCCATAAAGTTTCTCCTAAAACAATATTTATCGGTCAACCTGCCCTAAGATTTTTTCCTAAATAACTGCAAATTTTACGCAAAATCATAATAATAAATATACGTATCTTTGGAGGTTCTATGAGTTCCAAAAAACTTAAAGAATATATGAATGCTGAATTACCCAGCATTGCGGCACAAAAACGCCTAGTATATCGCACAGATATTAAAGAGGTAAGGCACCTCTTTAAAGTCTTAAATAAGACAATATTTGACGATAAATTACCAACCCCTGAATTCATAATTTTTAACAGAGCCAAAGACTATTGGGGTCTATGTGAAGCAAAAGATTTTAGGCCCAAACTTGATAGCAAATCATCCAATGTCAGAATTCATCTTTTCAATAAATGGTTCTGTAAGCAATGGCTAATAGACACAATTGCACACGAAATGTGTCATCAATATCAATGGGATATTATCGGCAAAAAGAGAATGAGAGCCGGTAAAGAACCTATTATGAGTCATGGTCCATCGTTTTATGTATATCGTGAAAGACTAGCAAAGCACGGTATTGCATTGAAAAAAGCACATAGAATGCGCAAATGGTTTAGATATCAAAACTTCTTCAAATGTTAAAACGCATAAATAGTAAACTATGCGTGATATCCTTGACAAACTTGAAACATTAACAGAAAGTACTGGGCTTGCTGGACGTAAGCCCGGTGACGTTTTTCGTAACCCAAATGGAGAAGAGATTACTTTCAACAGTATTCAGTTCTTTCCTGCAGAGGGTGGTAAACTAGACAAAGAACAACTAGAACAAACCATCGAGGATATCGAACAACAGACCGGCGGAGTAAAATGGCAGAATGCTAAATCACCTAGAACAGGTGGATTTGCACTAGCAAGTTTCTCTAATGAAGATGGTGAATTCTTTATAGGGCGTTACCTAGAACAAGTAAAACCTGATCCAACAGACAACTTTGTACCTAACCAAGTAGGTGATTATCGTTTTGCAGGTAAGGCAGCCGCTAAAGCACAGGCAGGATTAAGTCCACAAGACTTGCTTACAGACAAGATTGATCAAACTATACCTAGCATTATGAATCAACTTGCTGAGAGTTTAGGTACCAACAATCCACTATATGCAGTAGCACATAACATTGCAATGGGTGAACCTTTGCCCATGACATTTGATGCACCTAATGATATTAGTTTTAGTGCGTTCCGTGATTACTTTTGCGAAATCTTACAACCTATTGCACTACAAAAAGGGCAGTACACAGGTAATGCAGGTGAAGCCGCTGAGATTTTCTTAGGCGGTAGTTTTGAAGGCACATTAATTAGTTTCGATGATAGCAAGACTGCAGGTCTTAGCGATAGTATTATTACTACAGAAGATGGCCGCAGTGTAAAGATTAGTAGTAAGGGCGGCAAAGGTGCAACAGCAAGTGCTAAGAACTTGTTGAACAGTGTTGATGAATTAGCACAAACACCTGCCGGTAAGAAAATTCTAAACAAGTATGAAGAAGTTATCGAAATGCTACGTGAAGTTCAGTCACGTGGACAGGCTGGCGCTCCATTATACTTAGGTGTCAAGTATGATATCATCGATGAATCTGATGCTGAACAAATTCGTGATTTAAAAACTGCTAGCCCTGTTGATTTAAACGATGTTGAAAACTTAGGACTTAGCAATACATTAGTTGATTTAGCACTAAGCAGAAGTACAGATAACCCAGGTAAAGTAAACTTGTATTATCATTTGATGGCGGCAGTGGCACATAAAGCCGCTATTGCAGTTAACGATAATACCGATTTCAGCCAGGCTGCTGCTGAAATTTTAAACAACGGTGCATTGGTACAAGTCTATACTAAAGCCAAAGAAGGCAAAGGTAAGTGGACCTTAGATGAGTTTGCAACTGTATATCCCGGTGAGTCAATTAAGGGTGTATATTTCAGTGCAGGTAAGACATACTATAGTACTGGCATTAAAGGCAACTTCACATTCAAAATCGACAAGGGTGCAGGCAAACCTAAAGACGATGAAGAGCCTAGCAAACCAAGTAAAGGGCCTAGTGCATCTGAGAAAGACTTTACAAAAGCCGCGGCTGCACTTGCAACAGGTAAATCAATTTCTAAAGAGCCAAAGGCTTTGGGTAACGTAGGCAGAAAATTACGTAAAGTATAGTTTTTGACTATATAATTGCATGTATAGTGAATTACATGTAGAGTATTCTGACCCTACTCAAAAACTACACCCCATAGTTTTAAGATATAAATTAAACAAGTTTTCGGTTACTCAAAAGTGGGCTAACCGTTTAGCCTATGCCATAGAGAATAATCATAAAATAGATGATCCAGGAAGATTTTATGGCTTTGAAGATATCACAATAGAAAGAAAAAAAGCAGTAACAGCAATAAACAAATGTTGTGAAATCATTGATCAATACTCTCCTAACTTTGTAGGTAGAAGAGTTGATGAAAATGATATTGATCAAGATACTCTAAATTATTTACACAATATCTTTGAACAATATCATGGAACATTGAATACACCTCATGAATTTTTTCTAAAGGCCCCTGATGATGTGAAGAAGGCTCTAGCACAGTTGAATTTAGAAGTGCATCGCTGTGAATCACTAGCAACTGGCTCAGTTCGTAGAATGATGCCTACCCATATGGTTACCTATTATAGTTTAGAACGTAATGAACAATTTACATTAGATGTAGAAGATTATGAACACTTTACCGATTTGTATGAGTTTGGTACTGTGTATCTTTTATATACAGAGATAGGTAAAACCTTGCAAGATTTGGCTATTGATAATGATGACCACGTTCACGAAGATGCATACAAACCTTTTAGACATTATAGTGCAGATTTTGTAATTCGCATGTATACTACTTCTCATCAGTTTTGGATAAACTCAAGAAAGTTATATAAAAAACATTTTGATGAGAAAAAAGATTATTACTTAAGTAAGGGATACAATTACAGTCATCCTTACAACAGACCAGGAAATATACCCTTAGGTAAGTTAATGAATACCGTTCTTGATATTAAAACTGAAATAGCCAAAAGACAATGGGTAAGTTCAGTAAAATTAATCTAGCCTTATATCTTGCATTTGGTATAAGAATGAAGTAAGATTGAATACTCACAACTATTATAGAAGGATATATTATGAGTCTAGTACCTATCGTTTTGGAACAAACAAGTCGCGGTGAACGCAGTTACGATATCTATAGCCGTCTGTTGCGTGATCGTGTGATCTTGCTTGAGGGCGAAGTACATGATCAAATGGCAAATCTTATCGTAGCACAGTTGCTATATCTAGAAAGCGAAGATGATAACAAAGATATTAGTCTGTATATCAATAGCCCAGGTGGTAGTGTAACTGCTGGCATGGCTATCTATGACACTATGCAATTTATCAAGCCCGATGTTAGCACAATCGTCATGGGTCAGGCATGTAGCATGGGCAGTTTGCTTGCACAAGCAGGTGCAAAGGGTAAGCGTATGATTCTTCCTAATGCACGACACATGATTCACCAACCCAGCGGCGGTGCCCGTGGTCAGGCAACTGATATGGAAATTCAAGTTAAAGAAATTCTTGCAATGAAAAAGAGTTTGACTGAAATCTATGTCAAGCACAATACTAAGGGTAGGAATTTTTTACAACTACAGCAAGATATGGAACGTGACTTCTTTATGTCAGCACAAGAAGCCGTTGATTACGGTCTTGCTGATAGGGTCATTGATAAACGTGATTGATGAAGTTTTTAATTCTATCGGAGAACAGTAACGGAACATGGCCACATCTACACTTTCGTAGTATGGGGTCGTTTGAGTTACGCCGTAGAATTGAAAATAGGGGACATAGTGCGACAATCATCGATTGGTTTACACACTGGTCATTAGATGAGTTGAAGGGTGTAGTTGAGAGAGAATTTGCAGGTGAAGACGAACCTGTTATCGCTATCTCTACACCTTTCAATGCGGTCGATGTTTACAAAATTCGTCCACTATTACGTTGGGTATTAGAAAAATATCCAAATGTAAAAATCATTCACGGTGGTTCACGCAACTATGATGACTCATTGAATAACTTGATTGATGTTTTCTTTCTAGGTCGTAGCATGGAAATGTTTGACGCCTGGTTAGACAAAAAAGATTTGTCTCTATATACTGAACAAACTGAACCATTAGTATTAGTCAATCACAAGTTCAATGAAGTTATTGACAATCCAGTTGTACCTGTTATCAAAGATGACGATTGTTTATCTAAACACGATATCTTAGGTTTTGAAGTTGGCGTAGGCTGCAAATTCAATTGTGTATTCTGCAATTATGAATTACGCAACGCCAAAATTACTAAACTTGCTGATCCAATAGAACTACGAAATTATTTCCAAAAGGCATACAGTAAGTATGGCATCAGTAATTTCTTTGCTAGTGATGACACATTAAATGAAACGGATGAAAAACTTGAAATTGTTTTAGAAGCAATTTCAGGTCTAGACTATCATCCTAGTATTACCGCATATGCTAGATTAGATTTAATTACTAGCAGAAAACAACAATTAGAATTGTTAGGTAAGATCAAGTTTCGCAGTTTATTCTTTGGCATTGAGAGTTTTAATCCCGATGCTAGCAAGGCTGTTCGTAAGAAGAGTGGCTTAGGAAACAACTATGAAACACTAAAGAACATTAGAGATATTAGTCCTGATACTTATACCGTTGGTGGAATGATTGTGGGATTGAATAAAGATTCTGAACAATCAATCTTTGATTCAGTTGATAGAGTTATCAACGAGAAATTATTAAGTTCGTTTCAGTTTGCAGCATTGAATATCACACGACCAACTGGCATTATTGGTGCAGACTTTTATAGTGATTTAGATAAAGATCCTGAGAAGTTTGGTTATAAAACAAAAGACATAATTAGATTTCACCATGGCAATAAAAAAATGGCCTCCTACAATTGGGAAAGTGATTGGATTGACAGTAAAGATGCAAATGAACTAACTAATCGTTTACATGAATACTGCAAAGGTAAGATAGACACATTAAACCATTTAGAGTATGCAGGTCTATATGCATTAAGTGTTTATAATAAAAGTCACATATATGAAGCAATAAAGAATCGTAGTTATGCATATTCTAGTTTATTGAAGCAAGCGTACATTAAAAACAAGTTGAACCTATATAAATAGTAACCTAAGAGGAGTTGTTATGCCGCCGTCATATAAAACAATTAAAAAATTCAGAACTCCTCAGGTTAGTGCAGAAAATGCATATGTCATCAACGTATACAGAAATGGAAACTTTTTAGTTTCCTATCTATACAGTGGCTGGGACAAACCCTCTGTAGAGGAAGAGTTGCAGTTTTTAAAACATAGGTTTCCAGAATACAGAAATTATCGGGTAGTACTAGGTTGACAAATAATCAATTTGGGTGTACACTATGCATTCAAATTGATATTTCGGAGATGCTATGACTACTGGAACTTGCCCTGTTTGTAACGGTACTAAGGAAGTACCACTAACCGATAACGAAAAGCGTTATAGTTGGAACAAGGATAAGACTCACCGTGATTGCCATAACTGCGGTGGACAGTATATGTATGGCAGACCTCGCGGAGAGGTCCGACTAAATCGTGACGGTGTTCCCTGTACTCATAGTTATACTAGCCGTACTGTCGGTAGGTGTCTTACTGAATATACTTGCAGTCATTGCGGAGATGCCTATCAGATAGACTCGGGTGACTAAGTTATTGATTTTACTAGGGTTTCTGAGGCTTGACAAATAATGGTTTTGGGCGTATAATACACGTATTGAAACTGATAACTCGGAGTCGGAAATGTCCAAAATTGTCGAACGAGAGACCGAACATCGTAGTGCAGGAATGTATGCTTGGTTTGCGGCACGTGATGCTAGCATGAAGAGTGCCGTAAATGCATCACATTTCACCGACAAGCAAAAGGTTAAAGCCGAACGAGTCAAGTTGGCTTTGGAACTAGTATACTCCTGCAAACAAGTTTCCATTACATACTGCAAAAAGTGGGTCCGTGTTAAGGTTCACAGCGGAGTCGTTCGGGACCGTAAGAACCTTAAGGAACTTGAACTTCAATGGGCCAACGAAGGCATCAATAAAGTACTGACTAGTCAGGGAATTATTTACCACGTAGCCTAAAAAAAAGGTTGACATTAATTCGTTTTGGGCATATACTACATGTATAGACTGAGAAAACGGAGATTGACATGACTTCTTACACTGTTGAAGTTTACAAGACTGACAAGCGCACAAAGGCTGGTGAGCGATTGGTCCTCAAGAAGGACTATAACACTGACAATCTTTCTATGCTGGAGCATTCAGTCAAGAACACCTGGCTCAAGCGTGATGGTTTCCGTTATGAAATTCACGAAACTTTCGTGACCCGTACCAATGCAATGTCGGGCAAGACTTTTCAGGAGCGTTATGATACGCCCTACTATTGCTCGCCTTCTAGTGAATCTTATTGGAGTATGTAAAATGGAATATGATAAGCGTCATGGTGGTCCTTATGACCGTGGTAGTGCTGACAGTTACTATGGTCGTGGATTTAGGCCTCACTATTTTGTAGGTGCTACCTACTCTAGTGAGAAAGTCGAAAAAGAAGATATGACTCCTGAAGAAATCGAAGCATATACCGCAGGGTATGATGATAACGAAGAATCAGGTGACAAGAAAAATTGGAACTGATAGTAGAGGAAAACTATATGTTTTGCATTAATGATAACAAAGGTTTTCAGATTACCTTTGATAACGGTTATACTGTTAGTGTACAGTTTGGCCCGGGAAACTATGGCTCAAACTATCGTGCAGATTTTCTCAGTGAGATGGGTAAGCCTCAGCAGGCTACAACTGTAGAAACTGCACTGCTTGGCCCTGACCGAGAATTTGTATCCTATAAGGATAATGATGTTCAAGGTTATCAAAATGTCCATGACGTTTTGGAACTGATCAATTTTGCTTCAAAACTCTAAGGAAGTTAAAAGCAACATGGCCAAACAGGCTCTTACCGCAGTCATCTATGACAAGAGGGGCCGAGTTATCTCGGTGGGTCAAAACAGTTATGTCAAGACCCACCCATTGCAGGCATTACATGCACAGAAGGCAGGGCTTCCTGAAAAGCAATTCTTGCATGCTGAAATCCATGCTATCATACGTTGCAAGGACCTGACCAAAGCACATAGGATTTTTGTCAGTCGTTGGGACAGCAAGGGTAACCCTGC